TGGAAAAGGAGTATGGCACGGATGAGGGCATTGTAAATGTTTTCCAAGTCGGCGATTTGCTCCACATAAAGGACACGGATATAAACGTGGATAAGGCTATACGCATTAAGAGCTTTACGAGGGATTGCTACGCTGACCCATACAAGTACAAGGTTACATTGAGTGACACGCTGGATGTAACGCTGGTGGAAAGGCTCATTGAGGACAACATACGGCAAAACGAGGTTATTGCCCTACATGATCTAACCAACATTGCAAAGGCAAGGGCAAACTGGAGGAGTACGCAGGAGCTGCTTAACATGATATTTGATGGTGATGGGTATTTTGACACAGAGAATATTAAGCCCAACAGCATTGAAACTATGATGTTGAGTGTTGGCAATAGAGCTGGGCAAATGGTGCTGCGCAATGTGGTGATTGAGGCAAATGCCATTGTGAGCGGAGTGCCACAGCCAAACGTGCTCAAAGTAACGAGTAACAGCGGTGTGCTCATCCACTATGCCATAGAGGAGCAAGACCGAACATGGAGCGTGCAGGGACTTGCCGTCACCCTCTCCAACAATAATGCTTACTACATTTATGCAAAGTGCCAAAAGAGTACCAATACTGCTGGCATCATTGTGAGCCAAGAGAAACTGGCTGTTGATGATGGCAACAGCAATGGCTATTACTATTTCCTCATTGGTGTGCTCTCCAGTGTGTATAACGGCTACCGAGATATAACGCTCACTTATGGTGCAACACGTATAACTGGGCGAACTATAAACTGCGGCAAGATTGAGAGTGTTGATGGGAAAACATACTTTGACCTTGACAATGGAGAGATTGGTGGAAACATCAAGTTTAGGAGTACCAGCGGAGGAACACGTAACGTAAACGAGCTGGAGGGCGATATTGCTGGGCTGGGCACTGATGTAGATTTACTCCAAACAGCAACCAGTGGCTTGCAGAGCGATGTGGATGCACACACACAAGCCATTGGCAACCTCCAAACCACTACCGGCAACCAAGCTACGCAAATTGTAAACCTGCAAACGCTCACAGGCTCTAAGGTACGTATGTATATAACAGCCAGCGAGAGTGCAACACCAACAGCACCATATCAAGCTGGTGACCTTTGGCTCATGTCCGACACGTATAAAATTAAAATTTGTACCATAACGAATAGTGGCAATACGTACAGGGCAAGTGATTGGCAATGGGCTGGATATACTGATGATACCGCAGCAAACAACGCATTGGCAGGGTTGAGCAGTTTGGCAAATGACAGCGTTATAACCCCAGCGGAGAAATTGCAGTTACAAACGGATAAAAACAACCTTGTAGCCGATTACGTGGTAGTACTGGCGCAGGTTAGTGCTGCTGGGGTGCAGACAACAAACTTTGAGAGCGCATACAATACGCTCATTGCATACATAGACAGCCTGCTGGAGGACATGAGCACGGCAACAGAGGTAGTGCGTGGTACGTATAACAGCAACTTTAGTAACTACTACACACAGCGTGCAAACGTGCTCAAAGCCCATACTGGAGTTATTGAGCGAGGCATCAGCGATAACGGCACAACCATAGAGGAACTGGAGAGGCTTATTGATGGGCAAAGCGACACGCTGGAGTTTTTACAGGATATGGTTGATAGCTTGCAGGAGCAGGTGGATGGGACGGTGGAATACTGGTACGGAAGTGTTGCGCCAACTCTTAACAATGCTCCAGCAAGCAGCTGGACGAATGCCGAAACAAGAAACAGCCATTTGGGAGATTTATACACGGACACAGAAACTGGTTTGGAGTATAGGTTTACCAAGCAGGGCAACACCTACGTTTGGCAGAACGTACCAAGTACAGGCATAGGCACGGCTATCCAAACCGCCAACCAAGCAATGGATTTGGCTGGCAATAAATCTCATGTGTTTGTGACGCAAAATGCTGCAACTACACCACCTGCAACGTACAAGAAAGGTGATTTGTGGGTAATGATTGATACTATGCGCATGAGGTATTGCCTGCAAGATGGCGATGGCGTAACTTACAACGCTGCCCATTGGGCAGATGCAGGTTACACGGATGATACGGCTGCAAACAATGCGCTCTCACAGCTAAGTAATTTGGCAGATGATAGTATAATTACTCCAGCAGAAAAACTGGAGCTACAAACCAAGTGGGCAGAGCTGTCTGCCGATTACTCTGTGCTGATAACACAGGCAACCAGTGCTGGAGTAAGCACTACGGTTTTCACCTACTACTACAACCAGCTTAAAACTATGGTAGAGGGGCTGTTGGAGGATATGAGCACGGAAAGCAGCATAACCCGCACAACGTATGATAGCAGATTTAGCAACTACTACAAGTACAGGGCTACACTGCAAAAGAATATGACGGAGAGCAAGAGCAAGGTGTACACCACTGGCAGCTACTCTACCAAACCGGCTGCTACGTACAGAAAGGGTGATTTGTGGGTAACGCTCAACGATTACAAGGTGCGTATTTGTACAACCACTTGCACAGGTACGTACAGCGACAGCCACTGGAAAGAGGCTGGGTACACAGATGATACAACAGCAAATAGAGCCATAACGCAACTAAACCAGCTGGCTGATGATAGCGTAATAACACCAGCGGAAAAGCTGACACTGGCAACACTCTTCCAAGACATTGTCGCAGACTTTGCCTCTCTCTCGTTACAAGCAACCAGTTTGGGGGTAAATACAACGGAACTGGAGAGAGCGTATAGTGCGCTGCATCCTTATATAGCAGGCATTTTGGAGACTATGAGCGTCAATACTACGATTGTTAGGAGCGAGTATGACAACTATTTTGCTGCATACTATACGGCAAGGGGCAACATTACAGCCTCCATCAACATAGCAAAGGCTCGCACGTACATCACAGCTAACTATAACACAAAGCCAAGCACAACAACGTATAAGGCTGGTGATTTTTGGCTTACTCTCAACGACTGCAAAATAAGGATATGCAAAACGAGTTGTAATGGTACATGGAAAGATGCAGATTGGGTGGCAGCTGGTTATACAGACGATACGGCTGCAAACGCAGCACAGGCATTGTTGGATGCAATGGGCAGCGACAGCAAAATTACACCAGCCGAAAAACTCCAGCTGCAAACAGAGTTTAGCAACATAACTGCAGACCACACCTCTATAAAGGCTAAAGCACAGAGTGCCGGAGTGAGTGTGGCAGACTTTGATGCTGCTTACAATGCTTTGGCTACGTATGTAGCAACACTGCTGGCAAACATGGGTACTACGAGCGATATTGACCGCACAACGTATGACAGCAAGTTTTATGCCTACTACACTGCACGTGGCAGCTTGATTGCAGAGATAAGCAAGAAGCAGGCGCAAGATGCAGTGGATGGGCTGGAAATAGGACAGGGTAACTACATAAACAATGGAGCTTTCTTCTCCAACTTTAGCGGTTGGGAAAGCACTGCTGACACCAAACAGCTGTATGTTGATAGTACAATGGGCAGCTGCATGAGGTTTGGTAAAAGCAACACATCCAGTTATTTCTTCCTAACAACTGCATGGGTCAGCAAAGGCGGCAACCTTGCGCTGCCAAACAATAAATTCAATAGCGGCACAAAGTACACGCTGGCATTTTGGGTGCGTGCAAACAAAAACATACAGCTAAGAGTAGGCTTTATGAACCCTGCCGGTGATGTGTACGTGCAGAATTATACGGAGTTTGTTGTGGGTACAAGCTGGAAACGCATCAGCATGACATTTACTGCAAATGGCAACAGCAGAGAAGATACGAGGCTGTATATACGAGGTGAGCAGACCACTACGTTTGAGTACCTGCTGTTTACCAAATTTGTGCTGGTTGAGGGCAACAAAGCACCCGAATGGACGGACAGCAGCAGTGAGTTTAAGGCGCAGCTGGAGGCAAACAAGGCTACGCTGCAAGCTATAACTGGCAACTACACGCAGATTGATGGCGGTTTAATCCTCTCCACTTTCCTTAAACTGGGTGCGCTCCTTAAAAGTGGAGTGTACCAAGAGAGTGCCGGAGTAAAGGCTATGCTGGAGAGTGTAGATGAGGTGGCAGCTTACTTTGGCGGTACGCTGGCAGAGGCTATTGCAGGGACAAAGGAGGGTATGACCATTATCTACCACAACGGCAAGTTGAAGGCTCTCAACGCAGAGATTACAGGCAAGGTTGTGGCAGAGACTGGCAGCATTGGAGGTTTGAGAATTAGCGGTGGCTCAATAGGCGCAGAAGGTGATGGCTCAACTGGCAGCAGTAGCTCTGTGTTTATTAGCCGCGAATTTCTTTGTCTTACTGGTAGCGGCTATTGGGCTGGCATAGGTGATGTAATGCCAAGTTACAATCCAAACAAAAGCCTCATGCGTATTGAGAACAATATGCAGAACCAATACTATACTAATTTAGGCATAATTATAAATGTATCGGGAGGACAGAGGAACTGCGCTATAAGTGCAAATGCCTCCATTAAAAGCTCAACATGGATAAAAGACTATGGCTTTACAGCAATAACACCACCCCTAAATACTTGCTATGTGATTGGTGAGAAAACAGCTCCTAATCCTTTCAAAATTTTGGCTCTTTATAATAACGCAAACAGCGGTATAGGACTTCCAAAGAAATCGACCGTAGCTTTCCATTTGGGCATACCAAATAGTGAGCCTTTTGCTGTAAAATGCTCTATTTTGGGCAGAATAGGCAGCACTCAAAGCGGATACATTGTAGGCAGAAATACTGATATAGCAGGTATGAACACGGATGATTACCCATACATACGTAACAATAACGGAGGTTGGGAGAGCCACAAAATAGGGCAAGCTGCTGGAGATGTAGATGAGTTTATGCTGGTGTATGATGGTATGAGTTATCAAGCACATTGGCTAACACATAGGAATTAACAGAAAAAGGCTTGCTGGGGCACAAAATGATGCTCCAGCAGCCTAACTTTCACTTACTTTCAAAAGTTATGCACCAGTAGCGTTACAAATATACACGTTTTTGAGTAACTTTGGGCACTCAATTACGGAAACGAAAGAGCAAATACAATAAAAAAGAGTAAAAATGGCAGGTAACAAAAACTACGTAAGTGAGCAAATGTTCGTTTCACGCATTTGCAGCCATGGGCAGGTAACAGACCTTACCAATGGCTTTAAGCTAAAGGATGAGCAGCCGTTTAGCTTGTTTGTGAAACCAAAGAGTGCGACCACTGGAGTTGTGGCAGTGATGGTAGATGTGAGGCTGTACAAGGAAACGGAGTGCAGCCCATGCCCATGCACGCTCAACGGCTGGCAGGAGCTGGAGGTGGTAGAGTTGGCAGCAAGCAATGCAGAGCTGCTGGAGAGATACGATATTTATTGGGGCTGTGGCAGTGGCGCAACCCTATTGAGTGAGTAACAATTTAATACGTTTTACATTATGGGTTTACTTATTGGAGTGGGCACTACAACCCCACATTTTCCCTACACAGACCTTTGGTATGGCATCAAAATCAACCTCAAAAACGGAGGGCATTGTGTAGCTGATGGTAAGCTGGAGCGAGTAGGCAACCTTGATTTGCACCGCTCTCTGCCTATCCAAAGCCGTATTAAGCGTTACGTGGCTAACGCTGATGGCAGTGTAAATTACTGGCTGGGTGCAAACGACAGCCGAGTTAAGGAGGGTGGCGGTGCTGCCCACTTGAATGCAGTTGATGGCATTGTGCAGCTGTACAAGCCCGACTACTGGCGCAGGCTGGAGTTAGATGGCGATTACCTTGTAGTAGCAATTAGCGAGGTTGAGCTGCCTGGGTTTGTACACATGAGCGAAAAGAGCCGTAGCCCATGGCTGGCAACCTTTAACCGCACAACCAACCTGCCTACTGCTGCATGTTTCCTCACATGGAATGGCGATGTGCCTGCACGCAATGCAGATGGCACGCTCAAACTGACGGACAACGCAGGCGATTACAGAGGTGGCAACAATACGGCTGACTGGGATGGCACGTACCGCTCCCTGCTGGGTATGCCTGCCAGCAACACGGCAAAGAGCACCATACGCACACGCTGTCGCTCACTGGGTACAATGTGGCATCATGGTGGCTGGCGATTCCGTGAGGAAATGTCGTGGCTCATGGCTATTGAGTTCGGAGACCTTGACAGCCAAGCAGCCTACAACGCAAGCAAAACAGAGGATGGCTACTCGCAGGGTGGTTTAGGCAATGGCACTTACTATGCAAGTGGTGAGTGGAGTGCCTACAACAGCTACGAGCCATTTATCCCTGCCGGCATCACAGCACCGCTGGGCAACAATACTGGTATTGTGGACTACACCAGCTTGCAGAGCGATGGAACGTACAAGACATTCCATGTAGCCTCTTACCGAGGCTGGGAGCAGCCACAGCAGTACTTATGGGAGCACAACGATGATGTACTGGTACATGCAGACCAAACGGCTGGAGAGGCACTGCTGTACTTGTGCAGCGATGCAAGCAAGTTTGTAACACCGAGCGACAGCGCAGCCAACGTACCTGCTGGCTATGAGGAGCTGGGTAAGCTGCCAAGCGTAACAGCCGATGGCTACATTGGAGCTATGGGTGTTGCCCGTGGCTACTCATTCCCCTCTGCACTGGGAGGTGCTGCCAATAAGGGCTACTGCGATTACTTCTACCATCCTGCTGATAATGGATGGTACCAGCTCCTCTCTGCTGCTTTTGCGAGTACTACGGAGGGTGCGGGTGTTCGCGCTGCGAGTGCGGGTTTTCGCGGTGCGTATACGCTTGCGAGGTCTGGTTTCCCTTTGTGCCTTGACATTTCCGAGGATGGCATTTAGGGCGGCTAAACTGCAATGCCAGTGAGCAGAAGAATGTGGGAGGGGGTGCAGGGGGCATCCCCCTGCCAGCACCAATAAAGGTGCTGCCCCTCTCAATTCCAAGCTCACACAGCATAAAAAGGTTTCGGTGTTTCGGGTGAACCAGCTCCTCTCTGCTGCTAATGCGAATAATACGGAGAATGCGGGTGTTCGCTATGCGAATGCGAATAATCGCGGTGCGAATACGAATGCGAATTATGGTTTCCCTTTGTATATGCCTTTCCATGGTATAAGCTCTGCCAACAGAGCAAGTACAAACAACAATAAACGTAACACCGAGACCCTGCCCCACAGAGCTGCCAGCAATGGCAGTGGCAAAATAAGAGTAGGTATAACAAAGTGCTGGTAAGGTGCAGGGGTAAGAGCCTGCAAGTTTGAAAGCTCTTGTTACAGATGGCACACAAGATATACAACTGGTACTGGAAAGTTACCGACCCAATGAACGTGTTAAGGGCAACCAACAACACCATAAAGGGCAAAAAGACAAGGCATGATGTGCAGCGAATGATGGAGCAAGTGGGCTACATTGAGACGATGCAATACGTGTGGGAGCTTTTAAGTACAGAGCAATTTACTCCAAGTGAGTACACGGAGAAAACAATAAATGATGGAAAGGAGCGGCATTTGAAAATAGCTCCACTTGTACCCGATAGGATAGTACACCATTGTTTAGTAGATGTGCTGGAGGAGCATTTGCAGCGGTTGTTTATCGCCAACACCTACGCATGTGTGCGAGGTAGAGGCATACACAAGTGCCTACAAGACCTAAATAGGGCATTGCAGAGAGATAAGCGTGGCACACGCTACTGCCTAAAGATTGACATTAGGCACTATTATGACAATATAGACCATGAGGTGCTAAAGCGCATCATTGCCAAGAGTGTTGGCGATAAGCGGCTATTAAGGTTGATGTACCTTATAATAGATAGCACAGAGGGCAAGGGCATACCCATAGGCTTTTTAACGAGCCAGCATTTTGCCAACTGGTACTTAACACCATTCGACCACTGGATAAAGGAGGTTATGAGGGTGCGCTACTATTACCGCTACATGGATGATATTGTGGTACTGGGCAGAACCAAAACAGAGCTGCATGAGCTGCTGGAGGCAATGCGCAGGTATTTGGGTGAGGAGCTGCTGCTGGAGATAAAACCAAACTGGCAGATATTCCCAGTTGATGCACGCAGTATTGATTTTGTGGGCTACAAGAGCAACCACTACAACGTACTGGCAAGAGCAAGCATCCTCAAACGCTACTGGCGCAAACTGCACAAGCTCCAGCGTAAGAGCAAGCAACGTGGAGGCATAACCTTTGAGCAGGCAGTGCATGAGCTGGCAAGCCATTATGGTTGGCTGCAACACTGCGACAGAGAGCATTTTGAAGAAATAATGAGTAGAACATATAAACAACTTTTTAATTATAATTTGAGTATGAAGACAGAAATTTTGAAAATTGGGCTTATCTCCAAGGAGGTGCAGCCTACGTTTGACAACATCGACCGAGTAAAGGGCACTACGCTCTACAACTTCCAGCAGCAGTGGATTGAGCAGAAGGATGAGGAGGGCAAAAAGGTACGTGTAAACCAGTACAACTCCCTGCTTGTTCCCTACCCACTCACACGTAAGCACGTTTTCCAGCAGCTCATTACTGCCAAGTACGAGACAGATGATGAGAGCAAGCTGCTCAACGACTACAATGCTGCCGTGCTGGGGCTGGAGGATGAGAGCAAGAAGCAGCCTTACCTTGATTTCCTTGCTGACCGCAAACAGCTGCACGCTATGGTGGTTGCTGATTGTGCCAGCAATAACGTACCCGAAGAGTAACATGTTAAACTAATGTGTAGCTAACAGAGGTATGGCAGAGGCATTTGATTTTGGTGACCTCAATCTGCAAGAGCAAGGTGGCGATGCAAGCAGACCGAGTGGCGATTACCACAGCATTGATGAGGTAATAAACCAAGTAATTTGGGTTACTGGCTTTGTTGATGGAGTGGAGACCGACAATGGTATGCGCACGCTTGTTAAGTTCAAGTGGCAACTAAATGAGGCAGAGACAGCGTTCTTTACCTCCAGCAAAAAGTTACTCAAAACCTTGCAGCATCAAAACATGCGTTTCCCATTTAGTACCATTGTTAAGGTTGTGCTCGTCCGTGATATGATGGGCTTTGAGTTCCGCAGTGCAAAGGAGCTTGTCAGTAACGAGGACAGAGACAACCTTAACATGTACCTAATCCGTAAGCGTAGTTACATGAAACAGAGGAGGCAGTAAAATGAGTAGCGAAATGTTGGAGACAGCAGGCAGAATGTTCTCTGTCATAGTGCTGGCTTGTTTGATTGTATTGGCTGCAATGGTTATAGATCTATGCAGCGGTTTGTACAAGGCAAAACAACGTGGTGAGATACGTAGCTCATGGGGCTTAAAACGCTCATTGAGCAAGTTTATTATGTATGAGGGTGGCATGTTGATAGCTGCTGGTGTTGATGCACTCTTGCAGCTATCACACCTGCTAAAGCTCTTTGGCTTATCCCATCTTGAAGGCATCCCATTTGTAACGTGCCTGCTGGGAGTGTTCCTGCTGGTCGTGGAGTTCCTTTCGGTGCGAGAGAAAGCCGATGAGAAAACACGCACGGAGTTGAGCCGTGTGGAGGCACTTGCTGCCAAGTTCATCACCAAAGAGGAGATGGTGCAGGTACTGACGGAGGTTCTGCGCAATGGTGCAGCCAAACAACTGGAGAAAGAGGAGTAGCAACGCCAAAGCGAAATACCATGGTAGTACTAATTGACAATGGGCATGGCTCAAACACGGCTGGGAAGTGCAGCCCCGATAAGTCGATGCTGGAGTACCAGTATGCAAGAGTAATTGCCGGCATGTTGCAGCGAGGGCTGGTAGAACTGGGGGTAACAGCCATACTGGTGACACCCGAAACAACAGACATAACGCTAAAGGAGAGGTGCAGGCGCATTAACAAGTACTGCAAGCAGTATGGCACAGCAAAATGCCTCTCTGTAAGCATACACTGCAATGCTGCTGGCAGTGATGGCAAGTGGCACGATGCAAAAGGCTGGAGCGTTTTTGTGAGCAACAATGCAAGCTATAATAGCAAGGTGCTGGCTACAAAGCTGGCAGAGGCTGCTGGAGAGCTGGGCATTAAAGTGCGCAAGCCAACGGCAAAGCAGGCATACTGGGTGCAGAACCTTGCCATGTGCAGAGACACCAACTGCCCTGCTGTGCTGACAGAGAACATGTTTATGGATAACAGAGAGGACTGCAAGTGGCTGTTGAGCGAGGAGGGCAAGAATGCCATTACAGCTCTGCATGTTGCAGGTATATTGGAGTACATAAAGTATAAGGAGGGTTAAATCATGAGTGACGATAAGAAAACAATTCTACTGCTACTGGCTGCGCTTATTGCAGGCTGTGTAATCTCATGCTGGTACATAGGCAAGCTGGGTAGAGAGTGCGAGAGGCTGGGCAGTAACCAGCAGGCACTGCTAAAGGAGTGTGATACGCTGCGCACGGCAAACGGCAAAAGCATGGCAAGAGTGCTGGAGCTGGAGCTGACAGCCAGTGAGTTTGAGGAGCACTGCACGGAGCTGGAGAGGCAGGTGCATGAGCTGGGCATCAAGAATAAACGGCTGGAGCACCTTGTGCAGGCAGGGAGCAGAACAGAGCTGCGCATTGATACCATCACCAAGGACAGCATAGTGTACCTGCCAGCAGAGGGCAGGCAGGACACACTAAAGTGCTGGGAGTTTGATGATGGGTGGGTGCAGGCAAGCGGCTGCATAAACAAGGCTGGCAGGTTACAGGCAGAGTTTACCAGCAATGACACGCTGCTGGTGTTGGCTCACAGAGTGCCAAAGCGTTTCCTTTTCTTCCGCTTCGGCTGCAAATATATTGAGCTGGATTGCACTACGAGCAACCCACATACAAGGCTAACTACGGCAAAATACATAAAATTTGTGAAAAAGTGATGCTACATGATGGAGATACGGAGAAAAATGCCTACCTTTGCACCAGCAACCGCTTAACAACCGACCAACTTTTTGCAGTTGTGGTTCAATAGTGGTTCAAAAGGCTGACATGGAAACCCGCTAACCACTCACAGAGAGCACGGAGCATCAAATAAGCCATCAGATTCCGGTTCTGATGGCTTTATTTTAGCTCGACCTGCAAAGGAGCTGGAGCACACAAAAAGGAAAGTAGCTGGCAAGAGCCTGCAAAGAGAACAAACAAAGTGAGCGTAAGCCCTTGTAGTTCAATGGATAGAATAGCGGATTCCGGTTCCGCAGATTAGGGTTCGATTCCCTACAAGGGTACACCAAAAGCCAGTTTAACCAAGTGTTAAGCTGGCTTAATTTATTTTCACTTTCCGCAAAAAATCCGTATATTTGCAGCGCATTGTGGTTCAAATGTGGTTCAGTGTGGAACGCAGCCGCACTCCAGCCATGCCACACATTATATAATATAATAGCAATCTGCAAGAGCGTATGAGCGTAACATTTAAGGCAGTGGTGTATGCACACCACAAAAAAGCTGATGGCACGTACAATGTAAAGGTGCGTGTAACACATAACAGGGTTAAAAGGCACATTGCAACAAATGTGTTTGTTAAGCGTGAAGACCTCACAAGGGGGTACAAGATTAAGAGCCAGCAGGTACTGGATGAGCTAAAGGCTATAATTGAGCGTTACCAGCGCATAGCCGGAACACTGCCGGTTGAGAGGGCAAAGGTTATGAGTGTGGATGAGGTGGTGCAATACATTACAAGCTATGAGCACCAGCATGAGGTGTTTGAACTGGACTTTATAGAGTTTGGCAGGCAGGTGGTTGAGGAAACGCAGGAGCAAGGCAGGTGGGGCAGCGCAAAAGGCTACGATACGGCACTCAATGCGCTGGTGCGTTTCCTGCACACAGACCACCTGCCAATACAGCAGGTGACGGTTAAGCTGCTGGAGGACTTTGCCAAGTTTATTGCCAATGAGCCAAAGCAGCAGTACAAGCCAGCCAAGGGTAAGAGAGCACCAGCAAAGGGAGAGAGAGCGCCAAGCCTTTATTTGAGCTACATACGCATACTGCATAACAAGGCAAAGGAGAAATACAATGATGAGGATGCAGGTATAATACGCATACCAAACAGCCCATTTAAGCGTTTCCATGTGCCACGTCAGCCCCTCACACGTAAGCGCAGCGTGAGCGTGGAGCAGCTGCAAGCCATTATGCAGGTTGAGGATGGGAGGACAAAGGACAGCAGGGTAACGCTGGCAAGGGATGTGTTTTTGCTCTCCTTTGGCTTAATAGGAATGAACAGCGTGGACTTGTTCCGATGCACCCAGTACAAGGATGGGCGCATAACGTACCAAAGGAGCAAGACGAGAGGCAGGAGGGCTGATTTTGCGCAGATAAGCATCAAGGTTGAGCCATGCGTGCAACCGCTACTGGAGAGGTATAGAGATAAAACTGGGGAGAGGGTGTTTAATTTTTACCAGCGTTATGCCAGCTACCACACATTTAATACTGCGCTCAACAAGGGGCTAAAGGAGATTGGCAGGCTGGAGGCTGTTGGTGAGGATGATTTGGAGTTTTATGCAGCGAGGCACACATGGGCAACACTGGCAAGGAACAAGGCAGGCATAGACAAGGAGACCATACATGAGGCATTGAACCATGTTGATGAGAGCATGAGGGTAACGGATATTTACATTGACAGAGATTACAGCGCACAAGATGCAGCAAACAAAAAGGTGCTGGAGCTGGTTAAGTTCAAAGCACCAGCAGCACCTCCAAGCAGGTGGTGGTGGCTTGATGCATAAAATAAGCCACAAAATGCGCATAAATTTTTGGTAAAAATGTGTGAGGGCAGTTGTTAAGTAAACATTAATAGCTGCCATTTTTTATATGTTCACACTGGCTTTGGGTAGCGTGTAGTGCGCTGCTTACGTTGTTTGGCTGGTGGCTCTGTCTTGAACATTGTACCATGCCCAGTTAGCAACCACTCTGCGCTTACACCATACACCTCTACCAGTGGCACAAGCCAGTAAAGCTGCATACGTAGCAGCTGCGTGTCCTGCTCCTGCGCATAAAAGTTGCGCTTATCTATGCCATACAGCCTGCAATAGGTTTGCCTGCCTCTCAAAGTGCCAAGCTCCATGAGCCTGCGGATGGCAGTAAAGAAACGCTCCTTAATGGCGGCATTTATATTGTTCTTATCTGCTGTTGGCATACCTAAAAAGCTGTGTTTGTAAATCAATAAACTGCTGGTTTAACTCCTCCAGCTCATCTGTGGGCTTATCCTCTGCCTTTGCATTGTCAATCTCCAGCTCCAGCAGTAGTATCATTTTCTCCACATTATCCATGCTCTCATCACATTTACCATCTGCCAGCTCCATGGCTACCTCCATGAGTGTGCTAATTGCGGCTTTGCTTAAATCTTCCATACCTCTTAATTCTTAATAATAGTAAAATAATACTTTGGGGCGGTTTTCTAATACTTTGTAATACCTACCTATTACGAGCGTATTGTGGCACAAACCTCACTACCCTACATTCACGCTTTTTTGAGAGGTACTACCACCTAAACGCTCCAGCTGCGCCTCCAGTGCTCCAATCTCTCTGTTGAGCCTTTGCACCTCCAGCTCTTTCTCCTTTAGCTGCTGCCTCACCTCCTCCATGGCATTGGCGGTGTAAAGCTCACCATTTGCAACCAAGCGCAGTATTTCGTTTGCTATTGCCTGCGCAGCCTCTCCGACAACATATTGTGCTGTCGGTTGCGCCAAAGTTGGCTGTGCCTCCTTTTCCGAGAGAAGCATTGCACCCTCTCCAGTAATAAGCCATGCAGGGTTGAATCCAAACTCTGTACTCCATACCTGCGCTGTCTTTTTCCCGAATGCCCTGCCATTGAGCAGAGCCTGCACTACTTGCTGGGAAACTCCCACACGATTAGCAATTTGCCGCTGTGAAAGCCCCAAGTCCAAAAAAAATTTTTTGAGCTGTTCGCTCACTTTTTCGCTCTGTGTCATAACGAGTTACATTTATTTCATCAAATTTTGCGGTCAAACGACAGCAAAAAAAGTTGCCGAAAAATTTGGCTGATAGCAAAAAATGCTGTACTTTTGCATCGTTAAAACCAATTAACGGCACAAAATTACGCATTTTTAGCTGAATTGACAACGAAAATTGAAAGAAAATGAAAAAAACTACCCAAATGGGGTGCAATACCCCGACAGCATGTACAACACTGGATGGTGTTTATAATGCACTACCTCCAGTGCGCAAAGCTCCAAAGCAGGAGTTTGTGGAGCGTATGGCAGAGGCTTGCAAGTGTAGTGAGCAGACCATCCGAATGTGGATTTGCGGTACACAAGTACCAAGCAGTGAGCTTGCAGTGGATGCCTTGCTGGATGCCATGGTAAAATATGGCTACATTGAGAGTAAGGATTGTGTGAACAAGGAAAAGTTTTTCAAAAAGCAGCTCATGCAGGAGCAGGAGCAGGAGGTATGAGACCAATAGAATTTTATACGACACCCGAAGGAGAGGTTACGCTGCGTGAGGCTGGTATGGCAGAGAGGCAGCTAAAGGAGAGCGACACGGAGTTTGTGCAGAGCTTTTTGAGTGTGCTGCGTGAGTTTTACCCCGATGCATACACGGCACTCATGGAGCTTTACAGCAAGAGTGCTGCCAATAAGCAGTACAGAGATTATATGGCTGTGCGCAGGTTTATAAAGTGTAACTTTGGTGTGTATGACAACACGATAGATGTAGATGCCAACTGGGGCTTTAACTTTGAGTTTGTTAGCTGCCCATTAAGAGGCGAATGCAAGTGGGATGGTGTGTTATGCCAGCCAAGGTTTAACAGCACGTTGAGTAACAGACAACTGGAAGTTATGGAGCTGTGCTACAATGGTGTGAGCGATGAGGAGATTGCAGAGAGGCTGTTTATAAGCCTGCAAACCATAAAATACCACAAAAAGGTGGTGTATAGAAAGCTGGGGCTGCACAACATGGCAGAGTTTATTAAGTATGCGGCAACCAACAATTTATTTAACAAATAAACAATACGATTATGGCAACTAAGACACATAACCAAGAGAGAGAGCTTACACGTAAGGAGAGCTTGATTTGCATGGCAATGATTGCCGTGGTGTTTTTACTGGCAAGCATTGATGAGAGCAAGGAGTGGCACACAGCCGAGTGGGTACGCATGGTGTTGGCAATAGTGTTGGCACTGGGCACATGTGTATGGCAGTACAAGCGTATGCACACACCTATTAACAATAAGGAGGCATAAGGTATGGAGAACGAGGCATACAAGGTAAGGCACTTTTTGGAGGGTGTTGCAGCATGTGGTGCAGCCGTGGCACTGCGCACGATACAACCACAGCAGGATATGATTACCCAGCGCAAAGCATTTGCCTTTTTTGCAAAGGAGGATGCCAAGTATGGCGGCAACCATGGCGAGGCATGGGTACTGGAGCAGGTACGGCTGGGCAACCTGCACCCCAAGCGCAAAGGCAAGGCTGTAAACAGCCCTCTCTACTACTCAAAGGCAGAGCTTATGCAGGCAAAGGTTGCAGAGGAGGCAGTGGCAGCAAACATTTTTAAGGACACCAATTTATAAACAACTCAAAACTTAACGTATTATGGTTATCACAATTAAAAGCATGACCCTCAAAAACTTTAAGGGGGTGCTGGGTGAGCGCAAAGTGGAGTTTAGCCCCACCATCACCCAAATCTACGGAGCTAACAAGAGTGGCAAAACAACCATTGCCGATGCTTTCCGCTGGTGCTTGTTCGGAAAGAACTGCGAGGGCAAAACAACATTTGGCATTGAGACCAAGGATGAGAGCGGCAAGCTGCTGCCTATTACAGAGCATGAGGTGCAGCTGGTACTTGATGTGGATGGCAGAGAGGTAACGCTGCGCAGAGTGTATGTTACCAAGTGGGTAACAGAGGATGGTGCAAAGCGTGTTGCTGGGCACACAACCAACTACTTTGTAGATGGCAATAAGTACCAAGAGAAAGACTACAAAGAGTATATTGCTACGTTTTGCAATGAGGCTCTGTTTATGAGCATCACCAACCCCTCTTACTTTACCAGCCTGCCAGCAGAGCAGCAGCGTGCCCTGCTTACAGAGATGGTTGGAGAGGTGAGCATGGAGGAGCTGTCAGCAGGCAACAAAGATTTTGAGCAGCTGCTGGAGCAGATGCAGGGTGAGCAGATGGAGCGTTTTTTGGAGCACCTTGCATATAAGAAAAAGGAGGTAAAGGCAGAGCTGGAGCGCATACCAGTGCGCATCAGCGAGCAGCAGAATGATATTGCACAGCTGGAGCAGGACAGCGATTGGGCTGCACTGGAGAAAGAGCTGGCAGCTACGGAGAGTGCCATTGCACGCATTGAGGAGGAGCTGGCAGACCGCAGCAAGGTTGAGGACAGCAAGTATGAGAGGCTGGCAGCTATGCGAAAAGCCATTAACGAGCTAAAGGCTAAAAGGCAGCAGATGGAGAGCCAGCACCAGCAGGCATACAGCAGCGAGTGCATGAAGTGGGAGCATGACAAGGCTATGGCAAAGCAGCGTATAAGCCAAGCACAGAGCACACAGCAGCTCATTACTAATAATAAGGAGGCTGCGCAAAAGTACCTGCAAGGATTTGAGGAGCAGGCAGCGAAAAAGGAGCAGGCATGGCAGGAGCAGTGCGCTGCTTTCCGCACACGCTGGGCTGATGCCAAGGCAGAGCAGTTTACGTATGATGAGGACAGCCAAGAGTTTGTTTGCCCGACCTGCAAGCGCAGGCTGGAGGCAGAGGATATTGAGGAGGCTGTGCAGCGTATGCAGGAGAACTGGAACACGGCTCACGCAAAGAAGATGCAGCAGCTCAACGCAGAGGCTCACGAAATGAAAGCAAAGCATGAGCATGAGGTTGAGCAGGATAACATGCTGCGTGCAAACCAAGATACCATTGTAAGTAAAGCCGATGAGGAGCTGGAGGCTGCAAGGCAGCAGGAGCAGGAGGCACAGCTGGAGCTTGAAAAGCTGGAGGCTCACACAATTACCAGTGTGCAGGTACGCATTGAGGCAGATGCTGCCATTGGTGAGGTTGTGGCAGAAATTGCAGCAAAGGAGGAGGAGCTGGCAGCAGCACAGAGCGCAGGAGGCAATGGAGAGGATGCCGGCATTGAGAGCCTAAAGGCAGACAAGCAGCAGATGGTTGCAAAGCGTGACAGCCAAAAGGCACTGCTTGCAAACAAGCAAGCCATTGAGCGTAAGCAAAAGCGCATTGAGGAGCTGGAAAAGCAGGAGGCAGAGCTAAACAGCCAGCTTACCGAGCTGGAGAGCCAAGAGTACAAGGCGCAGCAACTGATGGAGGAAGAGATTACCGAGCTGGAGAGCAAGGTGAATGGTTTGTTTACCATGGTGAGGTTTGAGATGTTTGAGCACAAGCTGAATGGTGCGTTAAAAACAAAATGTGAGTGCCTTGTTGGTGGTGTGCCTTTCGGTGACTTGAATAGCGCAGACCGCATTAACGCTGGCATTGACATTACCAATGCTATATGCAAGTACAAGGGAGTGTATGCACCCTGCTTTATTGACAATGCAGAGAGTATTAACAATGTACTGCCAATGCAGAGCCAGTGCATACAGCTCATAGTAAGCAGAGACAAAACGCTGGTGGTAAGAGCCAACTAACACCAGCCATTATTAACTAATAAAACGTAACGTATTATGGCAAATGAGAACAAGCAGCAGGTAACAACGCAGCCAGCGGCTGCACCTGCACAGCAGCAAGTAACGGAGCTGCAAAAGAAACAGAAGAACATCAGCGACAGCGTGCTGGAGCGTGTAAGTGCCATGGAGCAGGCAGGGCAGCTTGTACTACCCAAAGGCTACCATGCTGGCAACGCAGTGCGCATGGCATGGCTCTACCTGCAAGAGGTTAAGAGCAAGGATTATAAGCCTGCGCTGGAGGTATGCACCTCAAACAGCATTGCCAACTGCCTGCTGGAAATGATTATCAAGGGGCTTTCCGTAGCCAAAAAGCAGTGCTACTTTATTGTGTCTGGCAACCAGCTCACGTTTTGGGAGGACTACAGAGGCAAGCTGATGCGCACAAAGCGCGACACGGAGATTGCAGATGTACATCCGCAGGTGGTGTATGAGGGCGATGAGTTTGTGTACACCATTGATGAGCTGGGGCAGTACCAGCTTGCGAGCCACAAGACAAAGCTGGAGAACATGGATATTGCCAAGATTACAGCAGCGTATGCCATTGTTGTGCGTAAGGATGGCTCAAAGTACATGGAGCTGATGAGCATGGCGATGATTAAAAAGAGCTGGATGCAGGGTGCTGCAAAAGGCAACAGCGGTGCTCACAACAACTTTACCGACCAAATGTGTAAGAAGACTGTTGTTAGCCGTGCCTGCAAGGTTGCACTGGGCAGCAGCGATGATGAGCTGCCCGAAAGCGACCCAGCAGCCATGGAGAGAGAGCAGGCACAAAAGCCAGCCAAGCAGCCAGCTGTTGATGCAGACTTTGAGGAGGTAAAGGAGGCAACAGAGGTTGTAGATACAGAGACTGGTGAGGTGTTGCAGCCAGCAGCTCCGGCTACGGAGGCAGCACAAGAGAACGATTGCCCAATTTAACCAACAGCAGCCCAATATGCAACTACACATAATTGGCTCATCAAGCAAAGGTAACTGCTACATTTTGGAGAGCAGCAGCGAGGCTCTTATACTGGAGGCTGGCTGCAAGCTGCTGGAGGTAAAAAAAGCCCTCCAGTGGCAGCTCTCCAAGGTAGTGGGCTGTGCTGTAAGCCATGAGCACAACGACCATGCAGGTTATGCAGCAGAGTATGCAAAGGCAGGCATTAAGGTGCTGGCACTGCCAGCCGTACAGCAGGCAAAGGGCATTGAGCGTAACGTGCAGCCCATTGAGCTGGGCAAAGCATACAAGATGGGCAGTTTTGTGTTGCAGCCGTTTGCGGTGATGCACGATGTGCCATGCGTGGGGTACATTGTAAAGCAGGAGGAGCTGGGCAAGATGGTGTTTTTTACAGATACCTTTGCCTGCAAGTACCGCTTTAGTGGTGTAACCACATACATGGTAGAGGCGAACTACTGCGATGAGTTACTGGAGGCTAACATTGAGGCTGGCAAAGTGCCAATGGTGCTACGCAATAGGCTGATGACCTCCCACATGGAGCTGCAGAACACAATAGGCTTTTTGAGGAGCAGCGACCTCTCAAAGGTACGCAATATAGTGCTGGTGCATTTGAGCGCAGGCAATGCCAAAGCAGAGAGCTTTGAGCAGGCTGTAATGGCAGCTACTGGATTGCCGGCTGTGGCTGCGACAGATGGTTTAACGCTTGATGTAGGTTTGGTATGAGGCATGTTACAGAGAGGGCTGCAAAGCTCATAGAGGAGGCACTATTGGAATACATTGCCAGTAGGCAGCATGAGGCTCAAAATAGCACAAGAGTTTATAATCAAATAAGGCTGATGCGCAAAGCATTGGCAGAGTTAAAAACAAGTAAAACAATAAAACAAAGCAAGAAGAATTATGTGGTACGAAAGCAAAGCAAAGTTTGAGCAGGTGCAGGAGGATGGCTGCACAAAGATGGTAACAGAGAGCTACATGGTGGATGCGCTCACTTTTACGGAGGCAGAGGCACGCACGATGGAGGAGGTTGCCCAGTATGTGAGCGGAGGGCTTGATGTGGTGGCACTAAAGCGCACGAACATTAAGGAGGTACGCTACAATGCAGAGGGCGATAAGTGGTACAACTGCAAGCTGGTGTTTACTACGCTGGATGAGAAAAGCGGCAAGGAGAAAAAGACCAGCTACAATGTACTGGTGCAGGCAAGTTCCATTGAGGAGGGCAAAAAGCAGGTTGAGCTGCTGATGCAAGGCTCAATGCAGGACTGGGAGCTAAAGAGCATTACAGAGACTAAGATAATGGATGTGTACGCACAAGCATAGTAATTAACCACAAAACAATTAGCATTATGACAAAGCAAGAATTAGCAGAGGTTGTGGCTGGCAAGGCTGGCTGCACTACGAGAGTGGCAACTGATGTACTGGAGGCAGTAACAGGAACAATTAAGGCAGCGGTAAAAGCTGGAGAGGAGGTAACACTACGTGGCTTTGGCACTTTCAAAAAGCAGCACATGGCAGCAAAGCCAGCACGCAACATTACCACTGGAGAGGCAATCACAATACCTGCCCACAATGTGCCAGTGTTTAAGGCTGGCAAGGAGTTTAAGGAGGCTGTGAAATAAGCCCGACAGAGAGTTTTAACAAGAGTGTATAACCAAGTGCCCCAGTGTGGGTGTGAAAAGCCGACACTGGGCACTTAACAAAGCCAATGGAGTAACGCAACATGGATGGTTACATTTGCCTATACAGGAAGATGCTGGACTGGCGGTGGATGCAAGAACCACTGACGGCTCACCTCTTTACGTGCCTGCTGTTGCTGGCTAATCAAGATGAGGGCTGGGTGTATAAGGGTATGCAGCTACATGCAGGGCAGCTCATAACGAGCCTTGACAAACTGGTTGAGGTGAGTGGGCTGACCAAGAGAGAGGTGCGCACAAGGTTGGAGAGGCTGCAAAAAAGCGGTGAGCTGGAGGTGGTAAAACATGCCAAGTGCTCCTTTATCACCATAGTAAATTACAGCAGCTACCAATTTGAACAAAATACTATGTGCGGCACAAAAAACGGCATAAAAAGCGGCACAAAAAACGACACAAAGAAAAGTGCTGTAAGTGGCTCTGCTGTAAAGGGTAACAAAGAGGCGGGCGAGAAAAGCGACACAAAAAACGGCACAATAATCGCCACAAAAAACGGCACAATAACCGAGAATGGGCAAAATGAGGCTGAAACGGCTGAAAAAAGCGGCACAAAAAACGGCACAATAATTAAGCACGCAACAACCTCACAGACAGAGCATAACGCAGAGAACCAGCAAAAAAGCGGCACAAAAAACGGCACTATTCAATATAGTATATTTAATCAAGATATTATATCAGAGAAAAAAAATAAAAAAGAGAGTACAGAGCTAAATGTGGCTTATACAACCAGCGAGCTGGAGCAGCTGTTTGAGGCTTTCCGTAAAGCATATAAAGGCACAAAGCGTGGCTTTAAGGTAGAGTTCGACAACTTTAAGCGTAAGCACCAAAGCGATTGGAGGGAGATAGTGCCACAGCTTATGCCTGCGCTGGAGCGCATGGAGGCATGGAGGGCACAGCAGCAGGCAGCAGGTAAGTTTGTACCCCAGTATGCAATGTTGCAGACATGGCTCAACCAAGGCAGGTGGACTACGGAATATGAAATAACAGAGAAAAATGGAGAGACAGCAGGAAATAATAGCTCCGGCAATAGTGCAGCGGATAGCGGATATGTTCCCAACTATGACGAAGAGTTTTAATGAGCAGGAGCGGCAGCAGGCAAATGAAGAACAAGTGCAACAAAAGAAAAGTAAACGGCAAGAGTATATGGAACAAGTAGAGTTTAGAAACATCCTGCAACGCATTTCACGTAAAATGCAGCAGCAGAGAGGAGTTTTTGAGGATTTGAGCAACGCTGAAATTTACAACCAGCACGCACAGCTCACGATCTATATTGCAAACATGCTGCTTGCGCCACAGAGGAGAAAGTTTGTGGTGGATGAGTACAACAAAAAAGTACTGCGCTTTCTGCTGTACTACTTTAACGAGTGCCCACTATGTGAGGAGGTATTTCCACAAAAGCACTACAAGATGCACAACCACCTGCTGCTTTGCGGCAAGGCAGGCACTGGCAAAACGCTGCTCATGCAGATTTTCTCCGAGTACCTAAACTATACCAACAACCCACATGCCTTTTACAACCTCTCTGTAACGCAGATGGTGAACTACTACACGCTGCACAACAACCTTGATAGGTACACATACAATGAGGAGGGCAGCAAGGGCTTTAACCCACAACCAGTGAACATTTGCCTCAATGATATTGGAGTGGAGAGCAAAACGTACTTTGGCATGGATACAAAGCTGCTTACAAACGAGTTTTTGCACGCACGCAATGAGATTTGGACTGCATACGGCAAGCATGGGCACGTTACAACCAACCTTGATGTGAAGATGCTAAAGGAGGAGTTTAAGGATGGTTTTGGCAGGTTGATTGACAGATTTAAGACCTACAACGTAATAACGCTGGGAGGAGAGAGCAGGCGGTGAGATTGTGCCCGATTTGGCACTCGTCAGCCCCGACACGGCATTTTCTCCCTTTGGGCGGTACAAGTTATAGAAGAACAAAAGAAAGTGGCTCAAACGAGCCGAAAACAATAAATAGCAAAAAACAATGAACGTAGAAAAGCAAAACAGCCTCTTTATTGAGGCACATGAGAATGCTGTAAGGCATGGCTTTTGGGAGAACAACCAAAGCAAAGAGCATTTCCTCTGCCTTGTACTCTGTGAGCTTGCAGAGGCAGTGGAGGCAAAGCGAACAAACAAGCAGGCGCAGCTAAAGATGTTTGAGTGGGCAATTAGCAGGGAGCAGCCAGCGGAGAATGTAGAGGCTCATTGGAAATACTGCTTTGAGCGTTTTGTAAAGGATTCGCTGGGTGATGAGCTGGCAGATGCTTATATAATGCTGTGCGACCTTGCAGGCTCTTACCACATTGTAGCCAAAGAGCACCATGGGCTGCGCTACTACATAGTGGCAAAGGAGTTGAGCTTTACGGAGAATGTACTGGCACTGGCAAGCGTGCTGACGGATGGAGAGATTGAGTTCCATAAGCGTGTGCTGTGCTGCATGGAGCAGGTGGAGAGGCTGGCAGAGCTGGAGGAGGTTGATTTGGTGTGGCACATTGAGAACAAGATGCGCTATAACAAGCTGCGTCAGCACAAGCATGGTAAGGCTTTTTAATGCCTACAAAGCGTGTATATAAGTAACACTAAAGCAATATGGATATGGCAACAAAGAGAAGAAAAATGGCTGTGCTCATGTTAAGCACGGCATTCATGAAAGGGCACAGCAAGGCTGGTAAGCCCACAGAGTTTAAGAACAAGCTGCTGGCAGGAACAAAGCTACACACCATACGTGGTAACTTTGAGTGGTGGCAGAGTAAGGCAGAGAAGATAAACGCTGGAGAGATGTATTTGAGCATACGGCAATGGAGCGGCAAGCCATACAGAAGCCAGCAGGTAGAGATTGGCAGGCTTTACGAGCTGCACGTACAGAGGTTTGAGACGGTGTACGGCTCTACCGATGCGCTGCCAAGGGTGTGGGTAGATGGCTGTGAGGTTGCGGATGTTGAGCAGGTGGCTCACAATGATGGGCTGGAGCTGGAGGACTGGATGGAGTGGTTCTTCAAGCACACCAACCACTTTGAGGGCGCAGTGCTCCAGTTTACTAAATTCAAGTACTAACAAGCAGCTTTGCCTGCGACAAAACAATGAAAGTGTATGATAGAGATAGTTAGGACGGAGTGCCAGCATGAGGAGGTATGGAAAGACATAGCAGGCTACCATTATGAGGTGAGCAGCTATGGCAGGGTACGCAACAAACGCAATGGCAAGATGGTGCGTTTGTGTAAGGGCTATGGTATGCGCAGGGTGGTACTGCGTTACAAGGATGAGTTCCACCTGCTTGTAGCTGCCAAGCTGGTACTGGAGGCTTTTTTGTGTGCCCAGCCCGAAGGCTGTAAGCCGTTCTGCCTTGATGGTAACTATGAGCACCTTTATGTGGAGAACCTTGTTTGGGTTGAGAGGCGCAGGCAGAGCTACAAGTACAAGCGTGTAAAACCAAATAAAAAGCATTGAGCATGGCACACAAGCAAGAGGGCATTGCAGGCTGGCAGGAGCAAGCCAAGGCATACGCAAAGGCAGAGAGGGAGCTAAAGGTGCAGCGTTACTTCCGTGTTGAGCTGCGCAAACAGCAGAGCCAAGAGCTGCTGTACAGCTACGACCTGCCAATGGAGATGTTTTTCCGTAAACACTGGGTCATTGAGTGGCGCAAAGCACGGCTGGTTTGCCAGTACCCAAGGGAGCAAGTAACGCAGTACCTCATACCATACGACAAGAGTACTGGGCTGGAGTACGGCTTTAACAGCGCACTGGGCACACTCACCTCATACAAGGCTCACATAACACTACTGGAGCGAGAGCGTGAGGAGTATGTTAGGCAGCAGAGGAATATGCTGTTTTTTGATGAGAGCACGGACAGCCATTTGCTGCGCATAGCTGAAAAGCTAACGGCAAAGAGGCAGCAGGTTGAGGAGCTGGAGCAGCGCATTAAGGGCATGGTTGAGAGTAGGAACAAGCAAAAACAAGTATTATGGACAAAATAGACATAGAGAAATACTACCCCAGCATCACCCATGAGCAGCTGCTGGAGGCTATAAGTAAGCAGCTATACAATGAGTATTTCACCAAACCTATTGCACTGGTGCGTGGCGATTGCATACAGCAGGCAGAGGAGCATGGTTTTAGCATTAAGGACATCTACTTTGTGGATGGTGAACCAGTGGCAAGCAGTCTGTGCCCCGATGATTACTACCTTGTGCCCATTGGTAAGGAGTTTAATGTGGAGCAGTTTGCCGAAGCCTGCAAGGAGATTGCACAGGTACTGGGCGCGGATATGCGTGAGCTGGTAAACGGCATAGTCAACTATGCAATAGGAGCAAGACAAATGAGGGTAGAGCTTGAAAGTCGGCTGGAGGAGCTAAAGGAAACGGCAGAAAGAACGCTGAAAAACATTAAGATGATGAGTGCAGAGGTGTGCGAACTGGATTACTGGTTACAGACACGCGATGGCTGGCACACTCACCACAAAGAGGGTAAGCCGTGCAAGGCAAAGGTAAAGCCTCCATATTGGCACAGGGTACGCAGCTTTTGTGTGTGCAGCAACTACCATTGAGTGCCACCAGTAGAGTACTGGTATAACGTATAGTGTGTGTAGTATAAATATAATAAACATAGTTAGCAATGAGTACAGGCAAGAGGCAGAACAAAGGCAAGCCCATATTTGGGCTGGAAAAGCTGCCAGCGGAGGTACTGCTAAAGTACAGCCAGCAGGAGGTTGGAAAGCTGACCTCATACGTGCAGGAGCTGGAATATGATAAAAAAAGGCTCACGGAGCAGATTGCAGAGGTAAGCAAGGCAAATGCGGAGCTGGCAAGCAGGTGCAGTGAGCTGGAGGCAAGGTTAAACCAATTAAAACAATTACTGAAATGATGGTACTGGCATTTATTATTGGATTTGTGGCAGGTATGCTTTTTACATCCCTCTACATCATAGCACTGGCACTGGCTGGAGCAAACGGAAGAGATTATGAGGATGAGTAGCCATGAATGCAGAGCAGTTTTTTAGGCTCACAGAGCGTATGAGAGCCAAGCAAAAGGAGTATTTCAGCACACGCAGCCAAGCAGCACTGCGAGAGAGTAAGCAGCTGGAGAGGCAGGTGGATGAGGAGATACAGAGAGTAAACAAAGTGCTCCAAGAGAGGCAAGCCCCAAGGCTGAATTTTGAGGGGTAAGTAATAACCAAACAACAACAAAGAAACATGAGTAAAATTTTGTTTTTCGATTTAGAGACCACCGGCACAAAGTTTTGGCGCAACGGCATACACCAAATTAGCGGTGCTGTGGTGATTGATGGGCAGGTAAAGGAGAGCTTTAACTACCATGTACAGCCAAACCCTGCCTGCACCATTGAGGAGGAGGCATTGCAGGTTGCAGGTGTGACCAAAGAGCAGGTGCTGGCATACCCTCCCATGCAGCAGGTGTACACGCAGTTTGTGCAGATGCTGGGCAAGTACGTGGATAGGTACAACAAAAAGGACAAGTTTACGCTGGCAGGTTACAACAATGCGAGCTTTGACAACCCTTTCCTGCGTGCATGGTTTGTGCAGAATGGTGACAACTACTTTGGCAGCTGGTTTTGGAGCAGCAGCATTGATGTGATGGTGCTGGCTGCACAGCAGCTACTGGAGGAGCGTGCAGAGCTGGTGAACTTCAAGCAGGGCACTGTTGCCAAGTATATGGGTGTGCCGGTGAGTGAGGAGCAGCTGCACGATGCTCTGTATGACATTAGGGTGTGCATGGCAATATACCAGCACATGCTGCCAGTAGAAGCACCGCTGCTGGTAAACGAGGGAACACCTGCGCTGGAGTTTGTGGCACAATTAACGGAGAGTGGGCAGCAGTAGCCCACCTCCCCTATTACAATATGCGTAATACGTAGAGTGTGTGTTATATAATAAATTACTAATTAAGATAGCAAGATAAACTATGGGATGTTTGAACAGAGTACAGCTGCTGGGCAATGTAGGGCAAGAGCCAAGAGTGCAGCAGCTGCAAAGCGGTAACAAGTGTGCCACATTTAGCATGGCAACCAGTGAGCCTGCATACACACTGCAGAATGGAACACAAGTGCCCGAAAGGACAGAGTGGCACAATGTGGTGGCATGGGGCAGGCTGGCTGATATTGTAGAGCAGTACCTGCCAAAGGGTGCGCAGGTGTACGTAGAGGGCAAGATGCGTACACGTAAGTACACTGGCAGTGATAACATTGAGAGGTATGCAACGGAGGTTGTGGCAGAGCAGATAATACTGCTACGTGGCACAACCATACAGCAGGGGGCGAATAACGGCTCTGTCAGCTCACAAAACGTGCAGGGTGGTACAACTTACCAGCCAACGGCTCAAAGCGCGACACAAGGCACGACAGAGAGCGAAAAGGATGAGGATTTGCCGTTTTAGCCATGAGGGAGGTAGAGCATAACATACAGATTGCCTGCGTGAACTGGTTTCGCTACCAGTTTCCCCGATACATTATCTTTGCCGTGCCAAATGGCGGTTGGCGCAACTCCATTGTTGCTGCCAAGCTAAAGGCAGAGGGAGTAATGGCAGGAGTGGCAGACCTCATTATTGTGGCTCTCAATAAAATTGTGTTTGTTGAAATGAAAAAAGACAAAGGCAGGCAGAGCGAGAGCCAAAAGCACTTTGAGGAGCAGGTTAAACGGCTGGGGCATGAGTACTACGTTTGCCACAGCTTTGATGAGTTCCGAGAGGTTTGCAAAGCCTCATTAGCGGCTAAATAACAGCCACTTTCAAAAATTGACCTAAAAGGCGTGCATATATTGCACGCTTTTTTGTTACATTTGTGCCCAAAAACGAGGCAGGCAACGCAAATAACGGCAAGCCAGTCCCAAAAATGAGCGTATTATGAGCAAAAACGACCCCCAAAAAGAGCATGAGAGCCAGCAGGGAGAGGTGCTGCTGGTGACGGACATTGTGCTCAATGCAGAGAACCCAAGAGAGCAGACGGAGGAGGATATGCACAAAACGAGGCAGAGCCTGCTGGTCTTTCCCAAGATGCTTTGGCACAGAAAGGTAACGCTGAATGACAGAGTAAAGCGCATGGTGCTGGGTGGCAACATGCGTACAAGAGCCTTGCTGTGGATAAAGGATGCAAGCAGGCAGGATCTACTGGAGGAGCTGGAGCAGCAGCAAAAGTACCAGCGCATGACAGCCTATGAGCAGGAGCAGCTGCTGGAGTTTTGGCTAAAGTGGCAGCAAAAGCCAGTTGTGCCAGTGGACTACACACCCGAATTTACGGAGGAGGAGCAGCAGGAGTTTGTCATTAAGGACAACCTCTCGTTTGGTAACTGGGATTGGGATATGTTGGCAAACCAGTGGGATGAGAGCCTGCTGGAGAACTTTGGACTGGATGTATGGCAACCCCAAAAGGAGCAGGGCAGCGGCAACAGCTCCAGCGGTGAGCAGCACGGCAAGCTGGAGGATAAATTTGTAGTGCCTCCATTTACGATACTTGACACACGGCAAGGCTACTGGAGAGAGCGCAAAGCGGTGTGGAGGCAGCTGATACAAGACTTTGGAGAGAGCCGTGAGAACAAGCTGGCAGATGGTGCAACAAACGTGATGGCAACCATTAACAGCGGTGTGAGCCTGCTTGACCCAGTTATGGCAGAGCTGGTTTGCAGGTGGTTTGGCTTGCAGGGCGGCAAGGCTTTTGACTGCTTTGCCGGTGATACCGTCTTTGGCTACGTGGCTGCTACGCTGGGCATGAGCTTTACTGGCATTGAGCTGCGAGAGGAGCAGGCAAGCCTTAACAATGAGCGTGTGCAGGGCATGAGTGCAAGGTACATTTGCGATGATGGGCAGAACGTGGCAAAGCACATTGCAAGGGAGAGCCAAGACCTGCTGTTTAGCTGCCCACCTTACTACGATTTGGAGGTGTACAGCGATTTGCCAAACGATGCCAGCAACCAAGGCACGTATGAGGAGTTTTTGCAAATACTGCGCAATGCCTTTAATGGTGCTGTGCAATGCCTAAAGCAAAACCGCTTTGCAGTGGTTGTGGTGGGTGATATACGCAGCAAGGAGGGCTTTTACTACGATTTTGTGGGCGATATTAAGCGCATGTTCAAGGAGGCAGGTATGCCTCTGTATAATGAGTGTATCATTGTTGAGCCTATTGGCACGCTGCCACAGCGTGTTGCACGCTACATGCGCAACCGCAAAGTGGGCAAGTGTCACCAAAACGTGCTGGTCTTCTACAAGGGCAACCCAGCGGAGATAGCTAACAACTACCCTGCCATTGAGTATGATCCAAACGAGCTGCTGGAGCTGGCAGGTGAGAGTACAACAAACGAGAGCGAGGAGGAGTAACAGATGCAGGCAAGGATATGGAATAACAGCACATGGGTAAGCGAGACAGACCCTGCTGTACTGAAAGAGTTGTTTGATGAGCTGCTGCGTGCTTGTGGCTTTAAGGTGCTTAATTACACGGAGCACCATTTCCAGCCACAAGGCTTTACTGCGCTGTGGCTGCTGGCAGAGAGCCATTTCGCTCTCCACACGTTCCCCGAATTTGGGCGCACCTACATTGAGCTATCAAGCTGCAACCCCGAATACTTTGAGCAGTACATTGAGAGAACAAAAAACATGACATAAGTATGGCAATAACTGGAGCAGAACTGAACAAGAGGCAGAGGCAGAAAGCTAACCAGCTAAAGGAGGCACGGCTGCAAATTGTGAGCGAGCTGTGGCTAAAAGGCTGGAGCTGCCGGAAGATTGCAGAGGAGGCAACCAAACGGCTGCAAACAGCCAAGCCTATCAACCAAAGCACCATAAAAAAGGACAAAGACCTGCTGCTGCGACAATGGCATGAGGACAACATGGGCAACGTGGAGGACTGGGTGCAGCTGGAGCTGGCACGCATCGATGAGTGCATACTGGAGCTTTGGAAAGAGTGGGAAAAGAGCAAACAGGACACTACAAGGCAGGAGGCACAGAAAGAGGAGGTGCTGCTGGCTGGTAAGGAGGGAAGCGATGGAAAGAGCGGAAAGCCCACAAAGCTGCCAGTGACCAAAACCAAACAAAAGCAGAGCCTTGTGCAGGGTATGGGTAACGTAGCCTACATTGTGGAGATTAGACAGCAGCTCATGGAGCGCAGAAAGCTGCTGGGGTTGTATCAGCCCGAAAGGAGAGAGGTAACTGGAAAGGACGGAGCACCATTGAACCCAGCACCAGCAGGCAACTGCCCCATTAACGTGGAGGAGTTGAGCGAGGAGGAGCTGGAGCTGCTGTACAACATAGCACGCAAAAGGGATAAAATTGAGCAAGTTTAATGGCAAGCAACACGCTGGGTAACATAAAGCTGACGGATGAGCTGCTGGATAAGGCGCAGGCTCTCATGTGTCGTAAGCGTTTCTACTGCTTTGTAGAGACGTTTTGGGACACCATTATCAGCGAGGAACCAGTGTTTAACTGGCATATTGAGTACCTATGCGGAGAGCTGCAAGAGCTGGCTTACTACATAGTAAACAGACTGCCAAAACCGCATGACCTCATTATAAACATACCGCCTGGAACTACAAAGAGCACCATTGCCACAATTATGTTCCCTGCATGGCTGTGGACACAAGACCCAACGCTGCGCATTATCTCCAGTTCATACAGCCAAGATGTGAGCATAGACCAAGCGCAAAAGAGTAAGGATATTATTGCCAGTGAGAGGTATAGGAGGCTGTACCCCGATGTGGTAATACGTAGGGATAAGAGCGGCAAGGGCTTTTATGGCAACACGGCTGGTGGTGAGCGTTACGTAACGAGTACTGGCAGTGCTGTTACTGGTAAGCACGCACATGTGATAATAAACGATGACCCGCAAAACCCAAAGCAGGCAGAGAGTGAGCCATTGAGGTTGCAGGCTGTGGAGTTTACCAAAACGCTCTCAACACGTAAGGTGAACAAGAAGAACACTCCAACAATTACCATTATGCAGAGGCTGCATGAGGAGGATGTTACTGGCTACCTGCTAAAGCGCAAAGGTGAGCGCATTAAGCATATATGCCTGCCAGCGGAGGTGAGCGACAACGTGCTGCCAGCGGAGTTAAAGGAGAGGTACGTAAATGGGTTGTTAGACCCAGTGAGGCTGGATGCAGATGTGCTGGCAGAGGCAAGGGTTGATTTGGGCACAAGAGGCTATGCAGGGCAGTATGAGCAGAGACCTGCAAGCGCAGAGGGTAACATTGTGCAGCGTAAGTGGTTTGGCTTTATAAGCCGTGCCCAGTTTGAGGCAATAAGGGGCGCAGCTCCTATGCACTTTTGGCTTGATACGGCATACAGCGAGAAGAACCGCAAAACGGACAACGACCCAAGCGGCATACTGGCTGCGTGCAAGATAGGCAGGCAGGTGTACATTTACCATGCGCAAAAGGTGTGGAAAGCCTTTCCCGACCTCATACGCTACCTGCCCGAATACTGCAAGGCATGGGGCTACAATAAAACGCACAGCACGCTGCGCATTGAGCCAAAGGCAAACGGCATAAGCGTGGTTGACCAGCTAAAGGACAGCACAGACTTGAATGTTACCAAAACACCAACACCAACGGACAGCAAGGCTACGAGGCTGGCAACATGCAGCCCAAAAATAGAGTGTGGCAGGGTTGTGCTGGTTGAGGGTGATTGGAACGAGGACTTTTTGGAGGAGGTTTGCGGTTTCCCATCACAGCTGCATGATGAGTATGTGGATGTACTCTGCTACTGCATCCAGTACTACCTCATTGATGAGCTGGAGCTGCCAAAGGGCATAAGCAAGGCATCCTTTGTGGGGCTGCTATAAGAGTATAACATATAAACAATAAATAGTTACGCACATGGGCATTTTTGATTTTATTTTTAGCAAACTCAAAACCTCTATTGGCTACCAGCAGAGTTTTGAGGAACTGGTGCAGGCAGGCAACGTGTCTGCTGCGCTGGCACTAATGAGTAACGATGAGCTGCAACAGCGTGCAGCCATTAAGGAGTACGAACTGGAAACGCACCCAATTATGCAGAGGGCAGACAAGGCAATCTTTGACAAAGAGGGGCATTTCAAAGGCTGGGTTAAGAGGTGGAAGCTGCCTCTCTCCTATGCAAAGTACATTAACGAGATTGCCGTGGTTTTCATCTATGGCAGACCAGTGCAGTGGGTGCAGAGCAGCAAGGGCACGGATGATGCCTACAAGTGCTTTACGGACTTTATGGAGCAAAAGCACTTTGACAGCAAGATAAGGCAGGCAAAGCGTTTGGCAGGCAGCGAGACCAAGAGCGCACTGCTTTTCCACACATTCCAAAACAAAGAGGGCAAGGCTGACTGCCTCATTAAGGTGCTGGCAAAGAGTTTGGGCGATGATATATACTACATAAAAGACCAGTACGATAGGCTGGTGTACTTTGCAAGAGGTTACTGGCTGCGTGAGAAAGGCAGCAAGAGCACGTACTACGTGGATATTTACACGGATAATGTTATCTACCACTGCAAGCGTGGCAGCATTGGCTGGGAGGTTGAGCAAGAGCCTAACTTTATAGGCAAAAAGCCAGTGATACTCTTTGAGCAGGAAAAGGAATGGGATGGGGGCACACCGCTCATGGAGAGGCAGGAGTACATTAAGAGCCGTACTGCTGATGTGAACGATTACATTGCCGACCCTGCGCTGGTGGCTACGGCTGATGTGGTGAACAGCCTGCCCGATAAGGACACGGAAAACAAGCTGTACGTGTTGAGCGAAAAGGGCAAGCTGGAGTACTTGACACCCGATGGGGCAATGGATCTGAAAAAGCTGGAAATGGAGGATAACGAAAAGCACATTTTCCGTGAGACCTTTACACCAAACATTGACTTTGAGGTGCTGCGCAACCTTACCAACGTAAGTGGCAAGGCTCTCCAGCAGATGATGCTGCTTGCTACCATTAAGGCTAACAAGCGTAAGGAAACGCATGACGAGTACCTTACACGTACCATAAGCCTTGTAAAGGCGATACTCTCCAACGTAACCAACATTGAGCTGCACGCACAGCTGGAGAAACTGGTGGTTAAGCATGAGTACCAAGAGCCGTTTGGCGAGGATATTGCAGAGGCTATTACCAACGCAGTTAAGGAGAAGAATGCTGGTGGCATGAGTACAGAAACGCTCATTGAGCTTAACCCTCTCATCCGAGACAAGCAGCGTGAAAAGGAGCGCATTGCAGCAGAGGAGGAGAAAAAGCGTGAGGAGGAGGAACGCAGGCAGCAGAGCGTTTTCCAAACATCCTATGAGTAGGTGGCACGACTATACTATTTGCCATAAAGAAATTTAATTGTGTGACCATTGCCAGCAAGCCATACGTGAGTACCGCTGCTGGCGCACTGGGCTGGGCAGGCGCAGTGCCGGCTGCATGAGCGGAGGGAGCGCAGAGGCTACAAGTGAAAGCGTGGCAAACACTCCAAAGCAGATGCAGCTTGCATCGGGGTTCAACTCCCTGCCAGCCCTCTAACAAAACAAGAGAGCGACATGCAAAACCAAGAGCTTACATACAAAGCCATATACAGCAAGCTGGCAAAGCGCACAGAGAAGTACGCAGCGGATGTACGCAATGTGTACCTAAAGCGCATGGGCGAGATTGCCATGCTCTGTGAGGGTGTTGAGATACCCGATGGCAAGGTTTTCCACTTTAACGACTACCCCGAAATAGCAACAGAGGCGCAAAAGCAGCTGCGTGCTATGTACAGCGAGCTGTACCAGTGTGTGAGGGGCGATGTAACAAGGGAGTGGTACTATGCCAATGATGATGTGGATAGGCTGGTTAAGGCAATGTTTGGCAAAGAGGCAGCAGAGCAGCCACACTTTGCCAAGTACTTCCAACGTAACAAGCAGGCTATGGATGCCTTTTTTGCACGTAAGCAGGATGGGCTGGATTTAAGCCAGCGCATTTGGCGCATTGTCGGTGAGGGTAAGGAGGAGCTGGAGCTGGCACTGGATTTGGGGCTGGGTGAGGGTATGGATGCAGGAGAGTTAAGCAGGGAGGTGAGAAAGTACCTGCTTGAACCCGAAAAGCTGTTTAGGAGGGTGCGGAATAAGCACGGAGAACTGGTTTTGAGCAAGGCTGCAAAGGCTTACCATCCAGGGCAGGGTGTGTACCGCTCCAGCTACAAGAATGCCATGCGAGTAACACGCACAGAGACAAACATGGCATATAGGGCTGCAGACATAACACGCTGGCAGCAGCTGCCGTTCGTTATCGGCTACGAGGTTAAAACGAGCAAGAGCCATAGGGAGAGGATGCCACAAGGGGATATTTGCGATGACTTGGCAGGTGTGTACCCAAAGGGCTTTATGTACAAGGGCTGGCATCCCCACTGCCTCTGCTACATTGTGCCAAAGCTCTGCACGGATAAGGAGCTGGAGGAGCTAACTGGGCGCATACTGGAGGGCACGGAGGATGAGTTTACACCTGCTGGCATGGTTGAGGATGTGCCACAGCAGTTTAAGGACTGGGTGGCAGAGAACACAGAGCGCATTGAGGCAGCACAGAGCCTGCCTTATTTCCTGCGTGACAACTACCCGAATGGCGATATAACAAAGGCTGGCAAATGGGTGCAGCAGATAGCTAACGAGGCTGGCATGGGCAATATGGCACAGCTGGTAGCAAAGAGCGAGGTGGAGCTGGCAAAGTTCGCCAACGTGCAGGCTATGAGCCAAGAGGCATGGGAGGCAAGCAGTAACTTTGTGCCTGCAGATGGTGAGGAGTTGGAGCTGCTGTTGAGCGCAAAGAGTGGCAGTAACTTTAACTCTGTGTACACGCTGGCAGAGCCTGCCACAATGGAGGCTATACTAAAGCAGGCTGGCAAGGGTGTGGATGCATTTAGCGGATGGCTCTCAAAGGAGGAGCTTGCAGAGCTGGAGCGTGTCGCTACCATGGCAAAGTACTCCACAAAGCAGGAGGGCAAGCTGGTGGCTGCGATGGGGCGCAAAGAGCTGGAGTATGCGCTGGACGGTGGCAAGACTGCCCAGTTTGGGCAAAGCCTGCACTTTGGCACTAACTACGCAAAGGCTGCAAAGAGTGCTTTGGCAGCAGAGGAGGAGCAGGTGCTGGTTATTGTGCGCACTCCTGCTGGCAGCAGGTACGTGCAAACCATGGCTGGAGAGGCGCAGCAGGCGGTAATGCTGCCAAACACCAAATACAAGCTGCTTGGCACAACGGAGAAAACCATTGTGCAGGCAGGCAAGAGTACAAAGCTGGTGCAGTATGAGCTGGAGCTGGTGGATGATGGCAGCAAGTTTGTGAGCCAGCTGGTTGCAGATAATGCAAAGGTACAGAATGAGCTGGCAGCGTTTAACAAGGCAAAGCACGCAGCGGAGAACGTGATAAAGGCTGCACAAAATGGGCACTATGAGCTGCTGGGCATTGATACCATGGGGCTGGAGGAAATGCTGGTTATTGGCAAGGCTACCACAGCAGAGATTAAGGCAGAGACACAGCAGCTGGCTAAAGCAATGGCAGCAGCTAAAAAGGCTGCACTGGAGGAGGCAAAGAGCCAGCCGAACCTTTGGCAGCTCACGCAGGAGTATGGAGAGGCTACTGCTAACGGATTTATGGCAAACTGGCAAAAGCACATGGCAAAGAGCAGCATCTACACCACACCCGAACTTTTCCTCAAAAAGGTTATTGACAAGGAGCTGTACTATGCAAAGCTGAACCCCACAAAGTACTCTACCACTGGAAAGTTTATAGAGTACATGGAAAAATTAAAAGTGCAGTACGAGGCAAAGGTGCAGCTGGATGCGATACAGAGTGAGATAGATGCGGTTGTTACATTTGCCAGCACATGCAAGGCTAACGCAAAGATACATGGCATGGTTAGCGACCTGCTGCAATATACAAGTAGCACAACGCTTGATATGGCAGCTATAAAAAGCAGGCTGGCTACTGCGCAGGCTGAAATGGATAGGCTGCAAAAGGAGCGCATAAAGCTCATGGCAAAGAAGATGGGGCAGGAAATAGCGCAGACTGGAGGCATAGACATGACAGCCGTATATACGCAGGATGAGCTGGATAAGTATAACCTGCTGCATAGTGAGCTGCAAGCATTGCTTACCAAGGCAAAGGGAGATTGGCGAGATTATGCAGTGGTACAGAAGCAGGAGGAGCTGGCAAAGTATGTTACGCAACTGGGAGAGAAATACCAAAGTGTAAACCCAGTATTGCCACACATAGGAGGTGTTACCGATGCACAGATAAAACAAGCCATTAAGGACTATTTGGCGGCAACACCCAAAAGCTACACTTTCCAAGCTCCAGTTGGCGGTGCTTACCAAGCGGACTACTGCGAGCAGTATGCACTTAAAATCGGTGTGCCAAAGGAGGAGTTGAGCCTGCTGCGCAGGTACACAAGAGCCAGCGGCTTTATTAACGACTACAAGCTGCAAAACGATGGCTGGAGGTACACATGCAGGGTAACATCACCAAAGGAGCTTAAAGAGCTGCAAGAGCTGCTGGATAAGTACGAAATCTCCTACAATGGCATTTGTGAGAAGATGCCAAGGTACAACAGCCACACGTTTAGAGGTGTGAGGGTAAAAGACCCAGCAGGATTCCAGCAAATGATAGATGATTTGCAGGATGCATACAAAAATGGTGGCACATGGGTAAGCGTAAACCCAATGAGTACAAGTAGGCGCATATCTGTTGCAGATGGCTTTGGTACTGATGCCACATTCTTGATACATGGGCGTACTGGTGTAAGCGTAAAGCCAATAAGCTACTACACGACAGAGGATGAGTATGTGTTTAGGGCTGGCAGCAAGTTTAGGGTGCTGCGCATAGAGAAAGCCAAGAAAGCGGACATTGCACACAAAGGAAACTGGATAATTGAGTTGGAGGAGATACTATAAAAAGAGAGCATGGTGTTTTGCCATGCTCTACTCATTTATTTGCCGTTATAGCTTTGCCAGTACCTCTCTTTGTCTGCATCCGCTACACGATCTATTTTGCCCTGCACAAACTCATGCCATTGCTGGCTGCTTATTTGCAGGTTTTCCGTGCTCATAAAATGCCCATGCTCCAGCTCCCACCACATATTAGCGTACACTCCTTTTTTGATGTCGCTGTAATACTTGTATGGGTTCTGTGCCTCTCCCTTGTACCACTTGTAATAGCTGGGCAGCTCATCGGCTGGCACAATGTTAAACTGGGGCTTGTAGAAACGCTCCAAGTGTGCATGTTCGTAAAGGTACAGCGTGTAACGCTTGCAGGCACAGCTGCACCACTCCTCATCGAGCGCAAAGCCATAGGCAATAAGTGCAGCCTCCAAGCTCTCAAACACGCTTTGAGGCTCTTTGTGCTTCTCAAAGAACTGCATCCATGTTGTGCCCTCTACCTTGCTGTATTTCTCCCATCCATTAATCCACCAGCACTCAAAGCACCAAAAGGCACTGGCAATGTAGTTATACCTCATTGCGTGTGCTCCCTGCTTCTCGTTTATCTCCTCAAAAGGGTTGCTTTTCTCCCCTTTGTAGTACTTTAATTCCGTTTGCTTTTCCATAACGCTTTGATTTATAATGGTTACTTATCTTTCTATTAGTGGTAGTATTCCGTGCTTTTTCAGCAGCTCATAAAGAAAGAGCCTGCCCGACTGCCTCCAGTAGGTGTGCATTGCAGTGCCATAGCTGCCATCACCTCTTTGGTACTCATGTGTAACGCTCTGCGTGTAGCCTTGTGCAGCATGGCAAGTGTACAATATCCATTGCCCATTAACCTTATACTGCACACGCAGCTGTGCCAGCATCTTGTTAAACGTAACTGCGCTGTACCCATAATCGGCTGCTATCTGTGTAATCGTTACCAGCTCCTTACTGGCAAGCACATGCTCTATATAGCTCTTTTGCTCCTGCACCTCTGCAACCTGCGCAGCCAGCACCATGTTTTGCTCTTGCAGTGCCTCTATTTGCTCCTGCTGCTGTGCGTTTGCCTGCCTTTGCTCCAGCAGCTGCTGTGCCATACCCAGTACCAGCGCAGGGTCTTGCAGCAAAGCCTCCAGCGTGGGCTGTGTGGCTGTCATGCCAGTAGTAAGCAGCTCTTTTATGCGGTCATTGCACCAAATGGCAAACTTTGGGCTTAACCAGCGTGCAAACTCTATTGCTACATCCTCATGCATCCAAGTGCCCTGCTGCTTTACGTTACCACCTTTAACCACCTGCACCAGCTCCGATGGGCAAATCTGCCTATCGGCTGATAGCATGGCAATAAACTCCTTACTGGCATCTGTTCGCAGCCAGTCCTTTGGTGCTTTGCCAAAACCTCCTGCCATCTGTGTGGCATTAACCATGAGCCTGCCACCGGCTCTCTTGAAACTCACTGGTGCTTGCTCATACTGGAACACCTGCACCGCTGTTGCTGTTGTGTTGCTCATACTGCACTACGTGTAAAGAAAGAGGGGCAAAGTGTGGTGTACGGAGGTGGGAGGTGTACAGCCAGCAACAATGCCCCAATGTTTCCTTTATCAGCCATCTGCCAGTGCTCCCACACAGCTGGCAGTGCTGTAACGAGTACAAAAATAACTATAATATGAGACAGCAAAAAATAATGTGTGCAGAATTTTTGTAAGTAGCTAAATTTTATGGCATTTGCCAGCTGTAAAAGCCACCATTGGTGCTCATATCCTCCCAAACAAAGAGGCATTTGTCGCTATATTGGCAGTTGCTGGCATTATACTCCAGTTGCTTGTATGTGTACCTGCCCGAAAGGTAGCCATTTGTGATGTTGCTGGGGCAGTACACAAGCAGCGTATATGTGCCGAACTCTGCACCGGCAATGTAGCCAACGCCGGAGGAGTAGGCTGCTTTAGCCTCGCTGCCTCCATGCTGCAGAGCAATACCCTCTGCCAGCTTTGGTTGCTCTGCTGCCAGCGTGCTTGCAGGTACATCAAACAGCATCGTGGTGGCACTCCATGGCTTCGGGCTGTAAAACTCACTGCCCTTTGGTGCAATACTCTCCAGCACATCCACCTTAATGTAACGCTCACTCTTTGCCGGCTCGTTATCACCATCCGAGCTGCACCCTGCCAGCGCAACAGCTGCCAGCAGTGCTAAAAAGGTTGTCTTTATTGCTTTCATCATACCATTGTGCATGGCTTTAGTGCCAATGCTGGTGCAAAGGTACGAAAAAAGCCCGACAGAGCCATAAAAAAGGCTGGCAAGTAACTTGTACCTACCAGCCAAATAAACAGCGACAGAGGCTGTGAAAACAGCTAAAATAGCGGCTCATGGTTTGCCGCAGCATACTCAAACTCCTCTACAATAGCCTGCTGCTGTGTTGTCAGCCTCTCCCATGCCAGCTGCTCCAGCTGTGGAGGTATATAGTAGCAGCTGTCCCTATCTGCCATTGCTATGCTCCCAGTAATAGCTCCCAGTGTGTCTGCATCGCCTCCCATGCTCACTGCAAGCCTCACTGCGTGCTCCCAGCTGGTGCTCTCCAAGTAGCACTTAATGGCTACTGGTACACAGCCCATGCACGTTTCATCAAATGTGTACGTTTTGCGCAGCTCCTCCAAGTTGAAATGCAAGTCGTAGCCAAACTGCTGCTCAATGTACTGCACCAGCTCTGCCCTGCTCTGCCCATGGCGCAGCATGTAAATGCAGGCTGCTACTGCGCACGCTCCCTTGCACCCTTCGGGGTGGCTGTGCGTACACTCTGCACTCATGTATGCCTGCTCCAGTGTTTCCTCCAGCGTATCAAACAGCCAGCCAACTGCGCTAACCCTCATGGCACTGCCATTGCCAAAGCTGTTGTATGCCTCCAGTTGTGGGTCTGCCAGCCAGCGGCTAAAACTACCACCATAGCCTCCCATGGGGCTGGGGAACTTGATAGCCCAGTAGTGCAGTGCCCACTTGTAGGGTATGCCCGAAAGGAGGGCATCCGCAACGGCAATGGTTAATATGCTATCATCTGTTATGTTGCTGTGCAGCTTATCAATCGTAAACTCCAGCTCCTTTGTTGGCATAAACTCGTACCTGCTGCCCATGTAATCGCCAACTATTGCACCCATGAGCGTGTAATTGCCTTTTCCGTTCTTCATTGTTGTTTGCCTCTGTTTGTGGCTGTGCGGTTAAGCTCCAGCCGTGTTATTGTACATTGTTTGTTTTTGTATGGCTCACGCAAGTTGTGCTTGCACAGCAACGTGTTGTAGCTAATGCCAAGCACCGCTGGCGGCAGCTGTCTATAAATGGCACGCTTGCTGCCAAACAGCCATTTTGTCTTGCCGTTATACGGCTCTGCCAGCTCTACCAGTATGGCACTATCCTTATTACCTCTCATGGCTCTCTGTGCCCCTCCTCCGGCTGTTTAATTGGTACACCACACAGCACCTTTTGGCTGCACTCACCTTGCAGGAAATCTACGGCAAGCCATGCTATGCAGCGTGCCTGCACACTTTGGCAGTTGGTTGCGATGTGTTCCAAGCTCTCATCTTTGTTGCACAGCACACGCAGTGCCTCTCTGTAACCTGCCTTAACCTCTCTGTTGGCAGGTAACGTCATTCCAGCCTCCTGCCTGCGCTGGTTGATAAGAGTGATGGCACTCTGTATCTCCTCCTCTGTACGTGTAATCATTGTTTCTTACATCTAATTGGTTATTACTTGTTAAAATGTCCCAGTTGCATTTTTCCCTCATTGACGGTAAGGTTAAACCTTGCCCACAGATCATCGTCCTTAAATATGATGTGCAGCGTACCCTTTTTGTAGCAGCGGAATTGGAAAAAGGCACTCTCATGCAGGCTGCTATCTCCGACCTTTACCATGTTAATGGCTGTTGGCAGGCTCAAAACCTTGTAGTCCTCTGCTGTTGCCGTAAAGCCATAGGGGTGCTCTCTCTTACGCTCCAGTGCCTCCTCTTTGAGCGTGTCTAACTGCTCATAAGGTGTGCCAGTGAGGTAGCACATTACCTTGTCAATATCTCTGTACTCATCAAACCTATTATAGCTTACATGGTACGTGTTGCTCCATGCTCCATCCACAAAGTAAGGCAGTATCACCTTTTTGTTTACCTTAAATGGGCTGTTGGTTTTCCAGCCCTCTTGTATTACGGCATTGTCCTTGTGGAACTTAACAAACATATCGTACACATCAACCACAGCCTTTTTCATGATTTGGTTTGTATTGAGGCAAACAAACTGCACCAGCTTAAATATGTTCTCTCTGTTAAGCTCATACGCTCCCTGCGCCTCGCAGAACTGGTCAAAGCTCTTACGCAGGTTTGCTGTCATGTACTTATCCATGCCAAGGTTTGCTATTATCTCCCTCCATGCCTTGCTCTTTGCAACATTGAGGAAAGCATTGTAAGCTGCCTGCATATCCGTGCCGCTGCCCTGCATCTCACGCAGCTGCTCACCAACCAGCTTGCTAACCTCCTCTGTGCTCATAAAGGCTGTAACGTAGAAATCCAGCTTTTTGCGTGCCTTGATAAACTCAACAGCAGCCTCTTGTGCCTTTGCCCATGCGTGCAGGTAGCTGCCCAGCTTGTCATTTATTGCCAGCTCACTACCACTGGCAACAGCTTGCGCAAAATCGGGGCTACCCTCCATCCGTGCATCACTGCCAAAGTTAATCTTCCATCGGCTGTCCTCCTGCTCCTTATGCAGCCTAACCAGTGCAACCTCCACACCAGTCCGTCTGTCGGCATTTGCAAAGCAGTTGCCAAGCAGCTCAACAGAGCCGTTTTGCTCAACAATCTTTTTGAGCAGCTGCCTGCGCTGTGTGTATGGGTTGTTTATAGTTTCTGCATTGAGCAGGCAAACAATATCTCCAGTGTGCATTATCTCCCATGCGTGCAGCAGGTGCTCATCACCATTGCTAAACGGAGGGTTCATGATGATTAAATCAAAGCTGTGCAGGGGCTGGTAGCTCAAAAAATCATCACCCAGCATCTTGTAGCCTTTACCTTGCAGCACCAGTTGCAGCTCTGCGTTACGCTCCAGCGCATACACATTTGCCTTATCTGCCTGCCAGTAGCTGTACGTGGTTCTCTCCTTACTGATGTAATCAAGTATAGCACCGCTGCCTGCACTGGGTTCAAGTATCTGCATTTTCCTTAACCCCTCCTTACTCTCTATGTAGGGCTGCACCATTTTACGTATAACGTGGTCGGGTGTGGGGTAAAACTCCTTGTCAAATAAATTTACGCTCATGTTCTTTTTAGTATTTTGTTATGTATGGTAATGTATTATAATCCTCCTTTGTGGCTCTCCTAACCACCTCCCACCTTTTGCCGTTCCAGTGCCTTACCCTGCCATTGCTTACTACATTGTAGCCAGCATCTACTACTATTTGGGGCGGCTGTGTGCGCATTATGCGGCTGGCTATCTCCTTACGCTTTAGTGTGCGCTTTTGCCATTCTTCCTGCGCTACCTTATAGGCTGCTGTAAGCTCTCTTTTTAGCTTACACTTGCTTACTCTCTCAAAGGGGTAGCCATTGTGCTTTAGCGTGCGCTCCAGCTCCTCACCAAGCCTTATTTTGCTTTCGGTGGTGAGGTAGAAGTACTTAAACTCCTCTTTGCCACAATGTGCCACAACTGGCTCTCTTAAAGATACATCAAACTCCAGTGCATCCACCATCCTTGTTTGCCCCTCCTTTTTGTAGGCATAGCTGTTTAGCTCTACCTCAACTGGGTTAAGCAGCTGCTGGTAGCCTAACTTTAGCAGCTGGTATGAGGCAAAAATTATTGGCTCATTCCATGAGCGTGCAAAGTACACCTTGTAGCTGGGGTGTATGCCTTTTGTCTTTGCCAGCCTCTCTGCCTCCTCTTTTTTGTAGCCAGCAGCCATATAGCAGTTCTCATCCCATGCCATCCAGCCCTTGCTCTCTACATACAGCCCCCACTTTCCTTTGCGGCACTGGCAAAAGTAGCCATCGGGGTTACGTGGGTTGCAGCTAAAGTTTAAGCCCTCCAAGCTGCGTACCTGCATTTTGCCCTCATACTGGGCAAGCTGCTCCATTTCAATCTTCCAGTCTAACATAGTTACTGCTCAATTACCTCTTGTATAACATCCATTACCTCACTCTCCAAGCTGTCTATTGCGCTTTGCAGGTTATCCAGCCCCTCCTGCATTGTGCAGCCTCTGTCGCTCTCTTGCAGGCTTTCGGGCATGTTGTCGTAAGCCTCCTGCTCCTCCTCCATAACGCTCTCCAGCTCATCCCTTAACTGCTGGAGCTGTTCGCTTATCTCCTCCAGCTGCTTTCTCCTTTGCTTATTCATAGTGCCAGCTCCTTATTAAGTGGTTCAACCCAGTGTACATCCTTATAGTGCAGCAGCCCAGTGTGCTGTATCTGCTCCAGTGCTGTTTTGCCTCCTATTGGGGTGTATGGCAGCTGCCCATCTGCTTTGAAAGCCAGCCAGCCAAAACCCTCAACATATAAGCCATACTTATTGTGTGCATACTTGTGAGGTGTGTTGTGCTCATCGGCAAACACAAGCCCTGCAAGGCTCTTTACCTCCAGCTTTGCGTTAAGCTGTTCTGTTGTTACTTGTGCCATAATGCTCTTTGGTTTTGTGGGGCTGGCTGCTGCACCAGCCCCTTGTTATTACTCATGTTATCTATCCAGTATTTGCTCTATGCGTTTGAGGTTTACCAGTGCATCGTGCAGGTAGTGCAGTACCACAAAAGCCTCTGTGCCCTTGTAGCGTTCTGCGTGTGAGTGCAGCATTGCAATCTCCTGCACCTCAACTACGTGCCTAAACTCATATTTGCCCCAAATAGCTTTTACGCTCTCATTGATAGCCTGCTCTGTGCTATCTGTTGCCATGCCAGTAGCAATGGCTGCAATGCTCACTACGTGCTCCACAATGAGCCTGCCAAATTGTTTTTCGTGTGCCATAATCTGTATCTCCTATATTAAAACTTGCTTACAACTAAACCTTTGCTGCTCATTGAGAGGCTGTAACCAGCCTTGTGTAGCTCATCCAGTATTTTTCCGTTACTCTCCAGTATGAGTATATCGTATGTGTGAGAGTAGTTGTCTTTTACAGGTACAATGTACTGGGCTTTGCAGCTGTTACTGGTAGCAATGAGCATTACTGCTTTTACAAAGTCCTCTACATCCATGTTTAGGTGCATCCCGTGGAAAGTACCATTTACATGCGTGTTGATAATCTCACAAACCATTGCGCCAAGTGCGCTATCGTCTAACATTTTTTCCATATTTGCGGTGTTTTTTTTGTGGGGCTGGGAGTGCCAGCCCCATTTGTTTGCTACTTGCTGTTGTTGTTTAACTCTTGAAAGATGTGCTTTGCGGTGTCTATGATGCCAAGCATTTGGCTATACATACACCCAAAGTAGTACCATGCAACCTCCACTTGCAGCTCAATCTCATGCCCTGCACCATTTCTGTAACCGGTGAGCCTCTTTGCTTTTCTATCTGCCTCCTCTTTATCCTCAAACACCACAGCGAAAATACATGCTGGGCGCAGTGGTGCTCCCTTGTAGCCATTACCCTCTCCACAATAGCAGTAATCTACTCCTGCCCCATCGTTACCTGCTATCACGTAGCCTTTACAATTCTCCTTTAGCTCCTTTGCCTTATCGCAAACAGCCTGCATTTTGTTTAAGTACTCCAGCTGCTGCTCTGTGTAGCTGGTTGTGTTCTCAATCTTGTGTGCCATAATCTTGTAGTGTATTAAAGGGTGAATATTCCAATTTTCTTAACCAGTGCCAGCACCTCCTTTTTGGTAGCCAGTCTGCTGGGTATCTCTGTGCCATTGGCACTCTTTCCGTAACGCTTGCCATTGCAAAGCTCATACTCTCTTGTGCCTACGCAGCTCTTATATGATCTAAACTGCACAGCTCCATATTGAATACTCCAGTAGCTACCGCCTCCAAATGGCATGTAATTGCCTTTATCATCGTTCCAGCTTTGGCAGCACCTGCTGGATACAAAGTAGCGTGTGCCCTGCTCATTGTACAGCTCAACTCTGTAAGCTGTGTTAATGCACTTGTGCTTTAGGGTAGTGCGCTCAAACTCCAGCTGCCCCTGCACATCTTGTGGTAACTCTGCAAATTTCATAGCTGCTCCTCCTTACTTGTTATATTTGTTACGTACCTTTGCCAGCATCTCACGCATAGCCTTATCATCGCCTTTTACATCGTATATGCGTATAAGCTCCTCTGCGTAGGCGTTACCCTTACGTATAGCCTCCAGTAACTCTTTATCAGCGTGTGCTCTCTCCTGCTCTCTCTTTTTACGCTCTGCCTCCAGCTGTTGCTTTAGGCTTGCAATTTCATCCACCATGGCTTTTGTAATATCCAGCTCATGCTTACGCTTATACTGCTTGCACCATGCATCCTTATCCAGCGTGCTGCTCATGTACTGCTTGTGCAGTTCCTCAAACAGCTCTGCTGTTACCCAAATTTGGGTTCTCTGTGTAAATTCGCTCTGTAACATATTGCCTAAATTTAATTGTGTAACCTTGTTCTTACTTTGTGCGTGCATATCTGTCACGCTTAACACAATGCAAAGGTAGTATGATTTATTCAATACACAATAACTTTCGGCAAAATTCTTTTGTTTTTGCTGCATTTTTAACATATTTTAATGAATTTCCAATACATTCAGCGTGAACCACTTACAAAAATTCAACGTGAAACATATACACGCTTAAACATAAAAGATGTATCTTTGCAGCGGTTAAACCAATAAACGCATTTTAGCATGAATAAGAAATTACTGGAAAACTTGAAAGCCAAATGCAAAGACATGGGGCTTTCGGAGGCAGCACTGGAGCAAATTGCTGGCATAGCAAGCAATGGGCTGGAGGAGACTGCCACAGACGAGGCGATTGAGGAACGTGCAAAGCAGTACGTACCCATTTTGCAGGCAATGCAGGGTGAGGCAACACGCTGGGCGCAGAAAAAGCAAGAGCCTCCAACACCTCCCACACCACCTGCACCCCCACAGCCGAAACCCGATGAAGCCGAGCCGTGGAAAGCAGCCATTGCGGAGATTGAGAAAAAGTACGCTGGTGTAATGGAAACCCAAAACAACACCATTGCAGAGTTACAGGCGAAGCTGGCTGCAAGTGAGCGTACTGGAGTAATTGCAGCTGCAATGAAAAAGCTGGGCTTAACGGAGGCAGACATGGAGTTTGTCAGCATCCCAGCCGATGCCAACATTGATGAGTATTTGGGCAAGTACAAGCAGAGCCTTGTAAACAGAGGCTTAAAGCCTGCAGACCCGAATGCCAGCAAGGAGGCAAAGGACAAAGCCGAGAGCGACATGGCAGATGCCATGCTAAAGCAGTTTAGTGTTGGTAACGAGTAGTAATAACAAGTAACACGTAGAAAGCAATGAAACGTACTTACACAACGTATGGAGGTGACCGACCTCTTTACACACAGCCCCCTATCCAAGTTGTAGGTGGCTTTACGCTCGACCCGACCCAAGAGAACCTTGCTGTTGGCGCAGTTATACCTTTTGGCACGCTGGCGCATGTGGATGAGACAAGCCGACTGGCAAAGCTCATTAAGACAGCACGCATTGTAGCCATTAACGGCTCTAATGCCAAAAAGGTTACGCTGGAGGGTGACGAGTTCAGCAAACCGCTTTTCGTGGTAGGTGATTTGGTAGCAAGCAACCTTACGGCTGCTGCATCCAGTTGCCCGACCATCAGTGCCATTGACAAAACAGAGGATGGAGTGCAGGTTACGCTCTCCAAAGCCATTAGCGGACTGGCTGTTGGTGACATGCTCATTGAGGTAGTTGCCGACACAGCGCAGGGTGCTACTGGTGTGCTGCTTGTGGCAGAGCCTAATGCAATTACCATTGGCGAGGGAGCACCTTGCGCAGAGGTAAAGGAGGAGCTGGGAGATACCGGCATTGATGTAACCCGTGACAGCGGTAGTGGTGAGATCTATGCACGCAGAGTGCCCCCAGTGCCTGCCTCCTACATGGAGGGCGCACGGCTGAAAGGCACAAACGTGCTGTACACTAATTCGCTCTAAAGAGAAAAGGAGGTAAACTATGGATTCTATTTTTAGCAAAGTAAACCTACCGAGCATTCCAGTGGATTTGCTCAACACGCTGCGCATTTTCTTTGAAAAGGGCAGCTTGCAGAACAAAACGCTGTTTGAGCAGCTGTTTGTTGACAAGTGGTTTAGCTACAACCTGCCACAGATGGACTTGACCGTGGACGCATTGCAGGCAACCTACAATGTGCGCTTTATGGCAAGCGTTATTGGCAACGATGCAGCCACACCGACCCGACCCACTGATGGTTTCAAAACCTTTACTGGTGAGATACCCCGCATGGGTCACAAGTTCCCCATGACCGCCAAAAAGCTGCGTAAGATGCTCTCCATACTGGAGGCAAGCAGCAAGCGTTACACCGATGAGCAGAAGTTCCAAGAGGTGTACAAAATCCTCATGGGCGAGGTACGAGAGGCTTATTTGGGCTGTAAGGACACAGCAGACCATGTTGTGTTGCAGGCTCTCTCAAACGGAGGTAAAGCCCAGTTCACCCCAACGCTCAACAACCCCGATGGTCGTACCTACAAGGTGGACTACAACATGCCTACACGTAACAAGTTGCAGGCTGCACGCAACTGGACGGATGACAATGCAGGCACGGTGAACCCGCTGGAGGAGCTTGCTGCTATCAAGTACCA